GCATAATGTTTGAGTGGGAATAAGATGACCGTTACCAACACCGCCGCGTTTAATCTTGATTTGACTGAGATAGTCGAGGAAGCGTTTGAGCGGTGTGGAAGCGAGATGCGTAGTGGATATGACCTGCGCACAGCTAGACGGTCAATGAACTTGCTGTTTGCAGACTGGGCTAACCGGGGCATTAACTTGTGGACTGTCGAGCAGGGGCAGATAACTATGGTTCCGGGCGTTAATACTTACGACTTGCCAGTTGATACCGTAGATTTAATTGAGCACGTTATTCGCACTAATTCAGGTCAGCAAAACACGCAAGCGGATTTAACAATAACGCGCATTTCAGTTTCTACGTATGCGACTATCCCGAATAAGTTACAGCAAGCGCGACCAATTCAAGTATGGGTAAACAGGCAGTCAGGGGCCACTTATACTACGCCGGGGCCAGACGGCACCGATTCAGTTACAGGCATAGATGCCCCTAAAATTGTTGTGTGGCCCACCCCCGATAGTTCCCAGACGTACACCTTTGTGTATTGGCGCCTACGGCGCATCAATGATGCAGGAAACGGCTCTAACACATTCGATATACCTTTCCGTATGTTGCCCGCACTAACAGCGGGTTTGGCATACTACCTATGCTTAAAAGTACCCAACGCCGCAGACAGACTACCCGTGCTTAAACAGCAATACGATGAAGCTTGGGATATGGCATCTACGGAAGATAGAGATAAGGCGCCTATACGGTTTGTGCCGCGTCGAATGTTTATCACGTAAGGGGTAGTGTGTGCCTAATCAGTTTTCTTCTGGCAAATTTGCAATATCGCAGTGCGATCGTTGTGGTTTTCGCTACAAGCTGTCTGCGTTGCGTAAAGAAATAATTAAGACTAAGAAATACGATTTAAAAGTTTGTAACCAGTGTTGGGACCCAGATCATCCGCAGTTGCAGTTAGGTATGTATCCGGTGGAAGACCCGCAGGCTGTGCGAGAGCCAAGGCCAGACACTACGTATTATTCTGCGGGTTTAACCGTAGACGGATATCCTTCTGATGGGAGTCGTCAGATACAATGGGGGTGGGCACCAGTCGGGATGAATTTTGATTTTGATGAAACCCCCAATGACTTATTGTTGAGTGTGCAAATCGGTACTGTTACAGTATCGACTACTTAGGAGCCATAAATGGACAAGAAAGAAGATGTAAAGGTAAAATCGGACAGTAAGAAAACCTCTAAAAAAGGCGTTTCTGATGAGCTGTTGAAAAAACACGGGCGCGCGCGTGCGACACTGATTTACGAAAAGGGTGCTAGTAAGCTCAAAGGCAAAGGTTTTTAACCATGGCTAAGCAAAATAAACCAGCAGAAAAGTACGCCAAGCCACACACAATGTCTGGCAAGCCGGTCAAAGCTTCTGAGACAATGGGCGTAGGGCTACCAGACGAAGTAAAAACCACCGGCGTCAAACAGCGTGGGTCTGGAGCGGCGGTAAAAGGATTCACTTCACGCGGACCACTGGCGTAAATAAATGAACTATCTGCAACTTGCTCAGAACATACAGAACTACGCTGAAAACACAGAGTCACTGTTTGTTTCAAGCATCCCCACGTTTATTCAACAAGCAGAAGACCGCATATATAACGCGGTGCAGATACCTGCCCTACGAAAAAATGTGACGGGGTATATGACGTTGAACAACCCATACATATCGTTGCCATCCGACTGGCTAGCAAATTACTCGATTGCAGTTGTCGATAGTTCTGGCAATTACTTTTACCTAGTTAACAAAGATGTTAACTTTTTGCGTGAAGCGTACCCCGTGCAAAGCGCCACTGCGCAGCCTAAATATTACGCACTGTTCGGGTCGCAATACGCTGACGTCAATGAAATGTCTTTGATTGTGGGGCCCACCCCTGACCAAAGTTACGCTGTGGAAATGCATTATTTCTACTACCCGCCTACGATTGTGCAGGGGCAAATCACTACCTTTGCGAGCACATTCACTTCTGGTTCAGGCTATACGAGCGGCGTATATACGAACGTGCCGCTAACCGGCGGTAACGGTTTCAACGCTACTGCTACCATTCAGATTGTTGGCGGTGTTGTGACAACTGTTACGCTTGATGATGGGGGTTCTTTATACACCTCCGGAGATGTTTTGAGTTTCAGCGCAAGCACAATTAGCGCCGGCTCTGGTACTGGATTTGCCATTAGTGTAGCGACAATATCTAATGCTACGGGTAGGAGCTGGCTAGGCGATAACTATGACCCAGTTTTGTTTTATGGCGCCATGCGCGAAGCCATGTTGTTTATGAAAGGTGAGCAGGATATGGTTGCTTACTACGAGCAAAAATATCAAGAAGCGTTGGTTCAGTTGAATCGCCTCGGCACGGGCCTTGAGCGCGGGGATGCGTACCGTGATGGGCAAGCAAAAATTAAGGTTAACCCATGATAACGCAAACATCGTGTACTGTTTTTGGGCAGAACCTGTTAAGCGGGCTAGAAAACTTTACCTCTACTTCTCCGTATGTGTACAAAATTGCCCTGTATAACGCAAACGCATCGCTAGACAACACCACAACTACGTATACGACAACAAATGAAGTATCTGGTAGCGGCTACACCGCAGGTGGCATCGCGTTAACGCCGATCGGGTTAAGCACAGACACGACCAACAACACGGCATTTGTATCGTTTAATAGCGCAGTATGGACAGGCGTTAGCTTTACAGCCCGCGGCGCCCTGATCTACAATAGCACTACTGGGGCGGCGATTTCTGTTTTAAATTTTGGGGCGGATAAAACGGCTGGGCCGAATTTTACCGTAACATTTCCCACGGCAAATTCTACTAACGCTATTTTAAGGATTACATAATGAGTGACGAAACAACAAAATTTGGAGATAGCGTACAGGCTTGCGCTTCTTTTGCTCCAGGCGCATCCGAATGGATGGGCATGATGGGTTTTTATGAAGCTAAGTGCTATGACGCACAAGGCAATCTAAAGTGGTCTGACACCATTGAAAACCTTACCACTAACGTAGGTCGTCAGAGCTTGCTTAACTCGTATTTTGCCAATACGGGTGGTGGCACAGTGGTTATGGGCTTGAAAGGTACAGGCACTGCTGCTTATACCGATACTCAAGCATCTCATTCTGGTTGGTCAGAGGTAGGAGGCACAAATGCTCCAGCGTATTCGGGAACTCGTAAAACTCCCGCCTTCAGTTCTGCTACGTCCGCTAATCCTTCTGTGCTTTCTACTAGTGCTGCTGTTGTTTTCTCGATGACAAGCTCTGGTACGGTCGCAGGGGCGTTTATCAATATCGGCGGTTCATCTACTCAAGACAATACAACGGGTGTTTTGTTTTCGGCCGGTGATTTTACTGCGGGTTCAAAAACTGTAACGTCAGGCGATACAATTAACGTCACCTATACTTTGAGCGCTTCGGGCTAATAAATGGCTTTAGTTCTCGCTGATCGCGTCCAAGAGACGACTACTACCACGGGTACAGGCTCGGTAACACTGCTGGGTGCTGTAACGGGGTATCAGTCGTTTTCGGTCATTGGGAACACAAACACTACGTATTATTGCATAGCAGACCAAGGTGGGGCCAACTGGGAAGTTGGTATAGGCACGTACTCAACTACTGGCCCAACTCTTGCTCGTACTACGGTTCTATCGTCTTCCAACTCAGGGTCGCTGGTTAACTTCTCTGCCGGAACCAAGACGGTATTTGTTACGTACCCATCAGAAAAGTCTGTTAACCAAGATTCGCTTAATACAGTAACTGTACCCCAGCTTGCGACTAACTCAGTAACCAGCACAACGCCAACGCTAACTTTTAACGCAGCAAATACAAGCTTGGCTTCGGGCGCGGCTGTTGCAGGTAGTTATCTACAAAGCTTACTCCAAAACACAAGCAACACTGCTGGAGCTTCTGTTAACTACGTTTTGAGTAACAACCTTGGTACTGATTCGTCGTATTACGGCGAGTTTGGGATGAACAGCTCATCTTTCAGCGCATCAACACCCGCTGATTTTCTTAGCATTAACAACGGTATTTATTTTTCTGGTCACGATGGCGATATTTCCATTGGTTCTGGAAACGGTTACAAAACGTATTTAACTTTTGGCTCGTCGGGGCAGTTAGCGCACGTTATTAACGTATCTGGTGCAATTGGGTTAAGTACCAATTTAGGTACAACCCCTGCATTATCAGGCACAACAGGCTTTGGTACATCAGGTCAGGTATTAACTTCGGCAGGACCATCTGCGCCCCCAACTTGGACAACGGTTTCTAGTGGGGCTACCAATGCGTACACAAGAACTACGCAGACAGCTACTGCCGCGCAAACGACATTTACCGTAAGCTATACAGTTGGGTACATTCAAGTGTATTTGAACGGCGTTCTTTTAGAGGCGGTCGATTACACAGCAAGCTCCGGCACAACGGTGGTTTTGGCTACTGCGGCAAACGCAGGTGATATACTGACATTTATCGCATTTACCACTACAGCAATTGGTACGGCTGCTGGCTCAAATACGCAAGTCCAGTATAATAACAGCGGTGCATTAGGGGCTTCGTCAGGATTTACTTTTGATGGAACAAACCTTAATATACCTTTTGGCCCTTCCAATTCGCCTACGTCAGTTGCCAAGATTGCGTATTATTTAGGGATGGTAATGTAAATGGCTATTAACTTTGTTGTTGCCCAAGCCTCAAACGTAACATCGACAACGACGGTGTACAACCCAACTACGTCTGGCGTACAAGCAACCATCACGGGCGGGTTGATTTGCAACAAAACGGCATCGCCTGTAAGCGTGTCGGTGAGTCTTGCTAATGCGGGGGCAACGGTGACTACTTACATCGTCTACAACGTACAGATACAAGCGGGTAATACGTTAGATTTTATTCAATCGGCAAAGATTAACGTGCTCTACAACTATGTCGTGGCGGTGACCTCCACTGGTGCTGTGGATGTAATACTTTCGGCTTCGGAGTCTTCATAATGTCTTATCTTGGACCTACCGTAACGGCGAGTACAGGCACTAATGGACAAGCTGCACCTGCGGCAAGTGATGTTGTTGGGTTTGCTAACGGTTCGGTAACGCAACAGGTTAACAATAACAATCCGTTGCCAGCAATAGACCCTATTTTAGTTGCGGCGCAAACACCTGATGCACCATTAAACGTATCGGTAACAGGCGACCCAAGTGGTGACTTTGCGGGCATTAACATACTTGAACAAGTAGCCACGGAAAACTCGGGCGTATCGTTTAACACTCGGCTAGTTAACCCGCCAAAACTTGACTTGTTCAATGCCGCAGTACCGTCGGATGCGTTAGCGTTGCCGATGGTTTACCTCGGTGTTAACGTCCCGCAAGTGATTGATACGACAGGCTATCAGACGGTTGTGTTTCAGCAATCATCGGCGGTAGCGGTTACGGTCACACAGTCCAACGACGGTGTTAACTGGTCATCGGTCTATGGCATTATTTTATCGGCTACGG